TTGAAATGGAGGGCGGACATTGAAGCCAAATGCTTTGATATCCAAGATAGAGGCCAAATATAACGCTCTTTTCCATCTGAAAATGGACATGCTGATGCAGATGGGACAAGATGCTGCCATGATTGCCGCTCACGAGGTCCTCCAGCTTGGCCCCGGTAGGTCTGAGACTTTCTGCACCGCATACATAGAAGCCATGAACGGTATGGCACGGATGGTCTGTGAGGATCAGCAGGACGATAGCGAGTTCGTCTACGCAAAAGCAAAGATTGACGAGCAGATCAGGGCAATTGTTGGAGATGACCTGTTTAAGCCGTGGGAGGAGAGATATGGTCGAAATCTGTGACAAGGGGAAAACCTGCGTCTACTGGCGAGGTATCAATAATTCCAAGGATGCGCCCTTTTGCAACCATCTATTGGATACCGGATGCCGTAGAGTGGGAGACGTGGACCACTGTGAATCCAAGGAAATAGGAAAGCGGAGAAAAAGAGTATCCTTTGACTGCCCAATGGAGCAACAGGGACTATAAGGATGGTGGTAGGATGGACGAGTTCAAGGATAAGCTAAAGCGCCTGAGGAAAGAAAAGGAGCCAGGGAAAAGTGCTGATATTGTATCGCAACTGATGGGATTGGGTCAGAACACATTGAGAGGGTATGAAAAGGGAGAACACGAGCCAACGCTATCGAATCTTGCGATAATTGCAAAATATTACGATGTAAGTTTAGGCTATTTTGATGAAGGTTAACCTTTCATTATATTGTGAAAAAACTTTTTGCCTTCACAACATATGGTGCGCACAAAATAAGAACTATGCGACAATGGGAGTGTGGGAGCGTATGCCCCTGCGCTCCCATTCGCTTCTTCTATTTCCTCCTCAACCCCGGCGCTTGCCGGGGTACATACGCCGCACGGCAGAACCAGCCCAAGAATCCGGGCCGGAGGGTCGCCCCCTCCATGCGGCAAAGTAAGCTGTCTCAAAGTACACGAGGCTGACTGTGGAAAGACACTATACCGGTAACCCAAGAGCGTCTAACGGGCCCGGAGAAGGTACTTGACGCCCGCCTGTCATGGAGGCGGAAGCGGTGGCAGCTATGACCTGCCCCGGTGGTTCGGCCCAGAGGCGATAAAGCAACTGTATTCTAGATGGCTGGACCATAAAACGCTATCCCGCTGAAAACTGCCGTGTTTGCCTGTGCACGGGCCTTCCAATACGGTGTGACAATCTAAGCGGAAAGCGCACAAAAAATTGGAGTGCATGATGGGTAAGGCAAAGCGTAAACCAAAACCGTCCATGCCGGACTGGTACTGGTGGGAACAGGACGGATGCTGGTTTTGTAAGAATAGAAATAATTGTAATCAATGCAAGGCCAACAGAAGCGCATCCAAACAGTTCCTCAATCTGAAGAGAAAGAGAGATAAAATAGCTGAAAGCAGATTTTATGATGGGCTGGTGTAAAGTTTGTGGATGTGCTTATGATCATTGCAAAATTTATCTGCCTTGTTCTTATGATTGTAAATGCTTATTTAGCCTTTAAAGCGCTGGATAGAAACGACTTAATTGGAATGACTTGGAATTTGGCATTTATGATTCTAATGAGCACTTGTATTAGATAGTCAAAAATATGCCTCTCCTCGCCGCATGAGGCGGGCGGTGGCACCAACTAAGGAATGGGATGGCTGCACGATGAAAGACCCGTTTGAACTGCTCAGAGAGGCATCAGAGGCATACAATAACGATTTACGCCCCTGGGAACAGCCCAAAGAATATTGGGATAGACTGAAAAATTTTTGCGATTACTCAGAGAAGTGGAGAAAAGAAGAAGAGAAAGACATCGTAAGGCCAAAGCCAAAAGACATAGGGGTAATTCACAGAGGGACAACAGAATGGGACGTGTTCCATGGGCTTTCAATGAAACGGCTCAAAAGAAATGGAATTCATTTGTGAACATAGCACCGGGCAGTTCGGTGGGGCAGCGGTTGCTGGACAACAAGGGCCAGCCATTGGAAGAGGCCGAACTAAAATAATAATGCTGCCAGGCCCGCGGAAAGCCTGACCAAACCCGCAGCATACCCCGAAAGGGGTATATCTGGACCATTGGCCCGATGGTCGGGCGGGCCCCTCATAAGGGCTTGGTCTTGGTTCGATTCCAAGATGGTCCACCAGAATTAGAAAGGAGCCGCCCAACTGAATGAAGATTGACATTTATTGTCCGGTCTGTGCCGCTGCTGGCATCAATCATGGAAAAGGGCGGCTTTTGATGCAGGTGGATAGCAAGACAGTTGGCGTTGTTTACCCATACTGTAAGGCTTGCAAGAAGAACATCAAAATCGAATTGAAAGGCGAAAAGAGCGCCTGAAAATATATAGTTTAGTGCCAAGTGCCTCCGGGCAATGCCTGGACGAAGCGTGCCAAGTGCCGATCAGTTACCGAGGAATACTCGGTAGTTGGTCGGCATTTTTTGTTATTCTGGGGGTGACGGAGTGACTGAAAACGATACTGTTCGAGCTATATCTGAGTGGCCGGTTGATGGGCTGACCGGTCGGCGTAAAATCTACACCACAAAAAAGCGAGTCACCCCGGAAAACGTGGTGGAGGTGCTGGGCAAGGCACTGGCCGTGCATCGCATCAACAGGGCGGAAATGTCCTATTTGTATGACTATTACAGAGGCAAACAGGACATCCGGTTGAAAGATAAAATCGTCCGCCCGGAGATCAACAACAAGGTGATGATTAACCGGGCGAACGAAATCGTGGTCTTCAAGTCTGCTTACCTCCTGGATGGCCCAATCCGCTATGTGTCCAACGGTGGAGAAGATGATATTTCCGCCAGTGTGAACACGCTCAACGAGTTCATGCGATCTGAGAGTAAAGACACTCTCGACAAGGAGCTGGCCGACTGGATGCACATCTGCGGTGTAGCGGTTCGTATGGTACTTCCCGATGAGGCTGGGGAGGAAGATGGCTCTCCCGCCTCTATCTACACCCTTGACCCGAGGGCGGCGTTTTGCATCTACCACAGTGGCGTAGGGCAGAAAAAGGTCGCTGGTGTTCTGGAACAGGTAGACGAGGAGGGCAAGCCCTACTTCTGCGTGTACACCCCCGAATGGTATTTTGAGGTGCAGAACGGCCAGATCACTAAGCAGGAAGCCCGTACCATCCCCTACATCCCCATTGTAGAGTATGTGAATAACGACGCCCGCATGGGTGCGTTTGAGCCAGTTATCCCCATTCTGAACGCGATCAATATGATTGAGTCCAATAGGTTGGACAGTATTCAGGATTTTGTCAACGCATATGATGTGTTCCAAAACTGCGAACTAGAAGATGGCAAATACAAAGAACTGGCAAAGGGCGGCATGGCGATAAAAATAAGGAGTTTTGACCAGACCAAAGACGCCAAGGTCTACCGCATTGCTTCTGAACTGAACCAGACCAACACGCAGACCATTGTGGACGATCTGGAAGACGCATACCTGACGATTTGTGGGATGCCGAACCGGAACGGCGGTTCCTCTACAAGCGACACCGGGCAGGCGGTCATTTACCGGGATGGTTGGTCTGCCGCAGAGAGCCGGGCAAAGGACACGGAAAAGACCTGGGAGCGGTCGGAGCGGGAGTTCCTGCGGCTGGTTCTGTATATCTGCCGTGAGACTGGCGTTTTGGGTTTGCAGTTGGCCGACATCAAGCCGGAGTTTACCCGCAAGAACCTGTCCAACATCCAGTCCAAGGCCCAAGTGCTGGCGGAAATGCTGAACAACAGCAAGATTCATCCGAAGTTGGCGTTCCAGTACAGCGGGCTATTCAGCGACCCAGAGGACGCATACAGGATCAGCATGGAATATGCAGAAGAACAGCAACGCAAAATGGAGCGGAGTTTGAGGGATGAACTGAATGCCAACAGAAACGAATCCGTACAGACTGGCGGACAAAGCAATAGACCTCCTGAACAGCCGAGCAGTCAAGCGGTTTGAGGACGCAAAAGATGAAGCGGCGCAGAAGGGCTTTGACGAGCTCAATGTGCTGGAAGTCACCCGGACGCTATATGACCAGCTGCGCAAGGACAACCAAGATGTCTTTCTTGAACTGGCGCAAGAGCGGTATCAGGAAGCCGAACCGCACGGAGAGAAACCGCCTGATTTAGCCTGGCTGCTGGCTCTGCTGGCGGCGTACAACGCTGTGACGAAATACCAGTATTCCCATGAATGGGAGCGAAAGCGTGACCGGACAGCGGAGGCTATTAACTCTACTACCGCAAAAGTTACAGAGTTCCGACGGGGCCTTTCATATTGGGCGCAGATGACGGAATGGTATGCGGTGGAAGTAACAGACCAGTCCACACTGAAAGCATTTCAAGACAGCGGTGTGCGCTATGTAAAATGGAACACTATGAATGATGGACGGGAGTGTTCCACTTGTAAGGAGCGAGACGGGAAGATTTATCCCATTCGCAGTATTCCACCCAAGCCCCATCCCGGTTGTCGGTGCTGGTATACACCGACGGAGAAAAAGTGAATAAACGGGCGGCTATCCCGACGGGGAGAAAAGTGGAGTGCCTTGCCACCTGCCGCCTGTTCATTCAACAAGGCTGACTATTGGAGGCGATAGTTGATGGAAGAAATTTGGAAAGATATTGACGGGTTTGAAGGGCTTTATCAGGTAAGTAATTTTGGAAATGTTATGAGTCTTAATTATGGTAATAGAGGATATGCAAAAAAACTAACTCCGAAATGTAACAATAGCGGAAGGCTTTGGGTTGAATTACTGAAGGGCGGAAAAAGAAAGTGCATGTTAGTTCACCGGCTTGTTGCGCTTGCTTTTATACCGAATCCGAACAATTTCCCGCAAATAAACCACAAAGATGAAAATCCCAAAAATAATTTTGCTTTTAATTTGGAATGGTGTACTCAATCTTATAA